GTTTTTCAGAGTGTCCGAAGGTTTTTAGTTGTGTCTATGAGAAGAAGGATAAACGTCCTAGTTTATCGGAAATATTAGATGGCCTGAAAGGAGGGTTCTAATGTCTATGACTTTTAAGACGATACTGGAATATCGGTTGATGCCGAGACTTATGATGTTTGTAATGACCGTGATGTATATACGGGTTCTGGAGTGGGGGATGACTTTAGAGGATTTGTCCACACAGCAGTCCGCGATGATATCAATTTGTTCTGGGTCCATGACGGGCGCGTTTGCGGTATGGCTAGGATCAGAGAAATGATACAGGCTTTAATAGGACCGTTGGGTAGTCTGGCTAGTAGTTGGCTGCAAGGCAAGGCTGATAAGAACAACGCTGAAGCTAAACTCAAGTTAACTGAAGCTGAAGCAAAGTCTAAGATCATGCTGTCTGAAAAGACGAGCGTTGCCGATTGGGAGCGTATCATGGCTCAGAATAGTGGGTCATCTTGGAAGGATGAATGGTTTGTAGTTATTCTATCTATTCCTATGATCCTTTGTTTTATTCCGGGGATGGAAGGAGTTGTACATCATGGGTTTGAACAACTTCAGGCTGCACCGGATTGGTATATGTATGCACTTCTGACCGCAATATCTGCATCATTTGGCATACGTGGGTTTAAACAATTTCTTGGAAAGAGGTAGTCATGGGATACAAGTTAGGCAAGGGAAGCCTGTCAAAGCTAGAAGGTGTAGACGAAAGGCTGGTAACGGTCGTGAAATACGCCATCGGAGTTACGAAGCAGGACTTCAGTGTGATTTGCGGTCTGAGGACAATAGACGAACAGAGGGCCTTAGTCGCAAAAGGGGCATCGCAAACCATGAAATCAAAACACATTGACGGCAATGCTGTTGATTTGATGGCTTACTGCAATGGCGGTCGATGGGAGCTAAACCTATATGACGAGATTGCTGATGCCATGAAGGAGGGTTCTGAGGCCGCGGGAGTGAAACTGCGGTGGGGCGCTGCGTGGACTATTGACGATCTGGGAGATTATCCTGGGACGGCGGAACATGCGATGGTTTCCTACATAGACACTCGTAGGTCTCAGTCGCGCAGGCCCTTTATCGATGCTCCACATTTTGAACTGATGTTCTGATGCATGTGTTCGTTCTCATGCTGTATCTAGGCTATGGGGACGAGCGTACTTTAGTTATTGATGACATGTACTTTAAGCAGGTAAACTACTGCAACAAAGTAGCGGAGTCATTGGTTAAGAGGTACTCTACTCATGGGATTGGGTTATCAGATCGCGCTGTAGCGTACTGTGTACCGACACGTTTAGAAGATCCAACGAAACATTCTATCTATTAAAGGAGACAGCTATGTCTGTAGAAAGATCCCTTCGACCTAAATTGCGTCCAAAAAAGAAAAAAGAAAAGACCCAAGCGGAGCGTATTGATGAGATGGTTGCGGACGTTCTGCATCCAGATGGGGCTTCTGGTACGGCTTATAAAGATGATGACGGTGAGATGCGTAGTCCTGAACAAGACACAAAGCCTCGGGAGCAAAAAGATTTTATCGATAAAAAAGATAAAGGAAAAGCTCTGAAAAACGGCGGCATGATTAAGTCTAAGGGATATGCGGCTGGTGGACGAGTTCGCGCTGGTGATGTCCGGTTCAACAACAAAAGGGGTATGACGTATTAATGCCATATTTACAAAGTAACATCCCACATTTTAAATGCTGGGTGCGGCGTGAATATACCTACAATCATAATGGGTATCACGGGGAGTTTCTACATGCGATGGCGGTTGCCGTCACTACCATGCCTAATAGGTGTCTGAGTTTTCAGGTTATCTTCACTGGTTGTGAGGCGGACATAGAAGACACACCTAACGTGCATGGTGGCGCAATGTGGGCAAGAATGCCAATCACGGCCTTAGTGGCAGATACTCCGTATGAGGAGTGGCCTACGCCAATGCCGGTACATTCGACCCAACCTTGGGACTGTTCATCGCATACTCATGCGGTCTACAAGTTAGACAGGGCAACGCCTTGCCCTTGGATGGCAAAGATAGATAGCGAGTTCTATCCTGCAAAGTACTTGTTTACAGTGGATTACACTGACAGCGAGATAGCTGACGATCCTGCCCAGCATAAGCAGAGCCATGTATTGGAGTTGTTGGATGCTGGTGAGTACACTGGCAATATCGTGGCTCTTCCAAACAACAGGGTTCGGGTAACGCACCCTGCTTGGTTTGAAACGGGCGAGGGCGCACCTGACTTCCGCCCTTCTCAACACATACATTACTCTAAGTCTGACTTGGATTACACTTTAGACGTTACCAAAATCTTCGACAATATATACAACGATGATTGACAACCTTATATGACCTCCATACGGATACCGTCATGGATGTCATAGACTTTTCTAAGCACTTATACAAAGTTCTTCGTGCAAGGGAGAAGGACATTTCCTTCGCTATGTCCCAAGGTAGTGTTAAAACTTGGGAAGACTACAAGATGCTTGTCGGGGAAATTCGGGGCCTTTCCCACGCGCAAGAAGAAATCAAGACCCTGTTGGAGTTGAATCAAGACGATGTCGAAGACATTATATCTTCCTGAACATGTAGCTAAAAGCGTTAAAGACAAAAAATCTAAAGACGTATCCGAGACAGCATATGTTCCCCCAGAAGCGCGGGTGTTAGACCCATCTCTTCTGGATAAGCCCTTGATGGAACGATTACCACAACCTACCGGATGGCGGGTTTTGGTCATGCCATATCAAGGAAAATCAAAGACAGCCTCTGGCCTACATATTCCCGATGAAGTTCGGGAGAGAGAAACTGTTGCTACTGTTGTGGCATACGTTCTCAAGTTGGGCCCCCTTGCCTACAAGGATCAAAACAAGTTTGAAGGTAAACCCTGGTGTAAAGAAGGCCAATGGGTTTGCATCGGTAGGTACTCCGGATCTCGGTTTAAGATCGAGGGTGGGGAGGTTCGTATCCTTAATGACGATGAAGTGATCGCAACATTGCTGGAGCCCGATGATGTCAGACATGTCTAACGAGGTAGAAGAAGAGATTGAAATTGAGATTGAAGGTACGGATGAGGAGCCCAAAGAGGCTACGTCTGAACCTGAAATTGAGATTATTGAAGAGCCTGCGGCGGCTGATCCGGAAGAACTGGATGAATATAGCAAGGGTGTGCAGAAACGCATACGCCAGCTTAACCAGCGTTACCGTGATGAACAGGTTAATCGAGAAGAAGCTACTAAGGTCGCGCAGAAGTTAGCCGCGGAGAACCAGCAGCTACAAGCTCGGGTGCAACAACTAGACTCTGGTTACCTTAACGAATACGGAAACCGTGTTCAGTCAGAGACTTCCGCTGCGGAGAAAGCGTATCTTCAAGCCGCGGACGAAGGTGACACCGAGGCTATGTTGGCAGCGCAGAAAGCGTTGAATAAGGCTCAGTACGATGAAAGCCGGTTTGCCGCCGCTAAACAACGGGTGGAACAGCAAGCTCAACAGCCAGCGCCACAGCAGCAAGCCCAGCCACAGCCACAGCAAGCCCAGCCACAAGTTGATCCTAAAGCCGATGCTTGGGCCAAGAAAAACAAGTGGTTTGGTGATGACGATGTCATGACCGCTTCCGTGTTTGCCATCCACAATAAGATGGTAACTCAGGAAGGATTTGACCCAGCGTCAGAAGACTACTATACAGAAGTAGATAAGAGAATGCGTTCGGAGTTTCCGAGTAAATTTTCCGTTAAGAAATCGGGAGGGGGTGCTCAGGTCGCTTCTGCTGCATCCTCAGCCTCTCGTAACACTAATCAGAAGCGTACTAAATCGGTTCGGTTAACCCAGAGGCAGGTTATTATGGCGAAGAAACTTAACGTTCCTCTCGCTGAATACGCAAAATTTGTGAAGGATTAGACCATGACTGAAAGAAAAAATCGAGAAAGCTCAACTCGTGAAAAGACTGAGCGGCGTAAACCATGGGCTCCGCCCCAACGATTAGAGGCTCCCAACCCCCCGGCGGGTTATGTGCAACGATGGATCCGAGTATCTATGCGTGGTGAGGAAGACAAGACTAATGTCTATGCCAAACTTCGCGAAGGATGGGAACCTGTTCGCGCAGATGAGTACCCCGACAGTGCTTTCCCTACTATCGATGAGGGACAGTACCTTGGGATAATCGGAAACGGTGGACTAATGCTTTGCAGACTACCTGAAGAGACAGCGAAAGAACGAGCCGATTACTACGGGTTACGGACCCGAGATCAAATGGTCGCTGTAGATTCTGATTTAATGAAGGAGCAACATCCTTCAATGCCGATTAGTAATAACCGGCAATCCCGTGTAACTTTCGGAGGGCGCGGAAGCGGCTCCGAATAATCTTTGAGGTGCTATCATGGCAAATACTAATGGCGCATTCGGGTTCCGCCCGTATGGTGTTTTAGGTTCCGCCGCTAACACCACTGGTACGACTGAATATCGTATCGCGTCTGGAAACACTAATAGGATCTACCAAGGTATGGCGGTTATTCCGCTGGCCGCGGGGGTCATTGACGATCTGCAAGCTGCGGCTGGCGGTAACGTGTCTACTATTGGTGTGTTCAATGGATGTGAATACGTTTCTTCAACTACTGGTGAAACGATCTTTTCCAATAACTGGCCTGGATCTGGCGCGGACGCTAACTTTCCTGTAAAAGCGTTTATTTACGACAACCCTGCACAACTGTTTACCATTGCAACGTCTAACGTTGTTGCTGGGGCAAACACTGAAACGGAAGTTCGTGCAGGGGTCTTTGCTAACATTGCGTTAGCTACAGGTAACAGTGGTTCAAACACTACTGGTATGTCTTCCGCAACTGTGGATTTGAATACCATCGCAGCTACCAACACATTGTTCTGTCGTATTGTGGGCGTCCTTGATGACCCAGAAAATAGTGACTTTACTGTTGCTGGCATTCCATTAATCGTTCGTCTAAACAACCACTTCAATGCGCCTACGGGTTCCATTGTAGCGGCCACTATTACGACAACAGGCGTATAAGGAAGGGTATAGATTATGGCTATTTCTCGCGCACAACTAGCGAAAGAGCTAGAACCCGGCCTAAACGCACTGTTTGGAATGGAATACGACCGGTACGAAGGTCAACACTCGGAAATCTACACAACTGAATCATCGGACAGAGCGTTCGAGGAAGAAGTTATGCTTTCGGGTTTTGGCGCCGCGCCTACTAAGTCGGAAGGTTCAAACGTAAGTTACGATGATGCCAACGAAGCGTACACCGCTCGTTACAATCACGAAACTCTGGCGTTGGCCTTTTCGATTACTGAGGAAGCAATCGAGGACAATCTCTATGATCGTCTTGGATCACGCTATACCAAAGCCCTTGCTCGTTCGATGGCTCACAGTAAGCAAGTTAAAGCCGCTGCGGTTCTTAACAATGCGTTTACTGCGGGTGCTTCTGCGGGTGGTGACGGTGTTGCACTTTGTTCCGCAACCCACCCACTGACTAACGGTGGTGTTCTTGACAACGTTTCAGCCGCTGATTTGAACGAAACCTCTCTTGAGGACGCTCTTATCAACATCGCTGGCTTCGTTGATGAGCGTGGTTTGAAGGTTGCTCTTCGTGGTCTGAAGATGATTGTCCCACGGCAACTACAGTTTGTTGCAGAGCGGATCCTCGCTTCTAATCTTCGTTCGGGTACTGCGGACAATGACACAAACGCAATGAGATCTATGGGAATGTTGCCCGGCGGTTATGCCGTTAACGACTTCCTCAATGACCCCGATGCGTTTTTTGTTTTGACCGATGCTCCCCGTGGATTTATCCACTTTGAGCGGACGCCTCTTTCGACCAACATGGAAGCGGACTTTGACACTGGTAACATGCGGTTTAAAGCCCGTGAGCGTTACAGCTTTGGGTTTTCGGATCCTCGTTGCGTCTTTGGTTCTCCTGGCGTATAAAAGGTATATACACCCTCCCTGTGTATACCAACTGAGGCGGTCTTCGGATCGCCTCTTTCTTTTTGTCCAGACCTGTTGTATCGTACCAGCATCCCTGACAGCCGCCTTTCGTGGCTGACTTAACCCCGACAGGAGAACAACATGGGTACTACTACTTTTTCAGGCCCTATTAAGGCTGGAACCATTAAAAATACAACAGGTACTACTGTTGGCGATAACGTAAAGAACACGGGCCAAGTTGTGATGTCTCAATCTATTATGATTGACCCAAAAGTTGCCGCTGGAACAACTACCTACAATGTCGGCGTCATTCCAGATAATTCACAGCTACTCGGTGTCACAATAAGAGTGGCTATAGCTAGTAACGCGGGTGGCACAGCAACTCTTTCTGTTGGCGTTGTGGGCAAGACGACTCAATTTCTTATTGCAAATACCAATGTTAAAGCAATTGCGGAAACTAAAACTTTAGCCAATGGGTCTTTGGATACAGCAGATCGTTTTAGTGGTGACAGCCAGATCACGGCAACACTTATATCTGCGGGAGCGGCTGCTACTGCGGGTCAAGTTACTGTGACGTTCACTTATGTGCAGGCCAATAATTTGCAAGACGCAGACGCTATCTAATAGCTTAAAGGAGGGTTCTGTTATGGCAGGCTCAGATATTACCGCTACAACGGCAGAAGACGTACAGGCTGCTTCCACCACGTTCATCGCGGTGGCAGCAAGGCCAACTGGTGCATTTACGTTAGCCAACACTGAGTTCGCTTCGTCCAATTCTTTTACAGCCCGTACATTAACTGTGACCACTACAGGGACAGCAGATAATGCAAAAACGGTAACTATCGTTGGAACAGATTTGAATGACAAGTCTATAACAGAAGTAATAGTCTCTACGGGAAGTGCTGCGACTGTTTCTGGGTCTAGGTATTTTAAAACTATTGTTTCTGCTACATGTAGTGCCCAGTATGCCGCTAATGTTTCTGTGGGAATTACTAACTTATCCACTGTTACCTTCATTACAGGAAGGGCTAGGTTGAGGGCCTTCACCACTATTTCCACTGGGTCTTCCACACGGGTAGACTTTATGAATGGCCTAGCTCCTGGGGACGGCCCCACCACTACCTTGTTTAGCACAAGAACTAGTGGCGTTGACAACGCTGCGGACGATGTTTTTATTCCAGAAGAAGGTGTTCTGTTTAAAAGTAATTTGATGGTCCAGTATGATGTCTCTGGGGCAAAAATGATTACTGCTTTCCACGCCTAGATCATGGCCGACGAGCCCATAAAGCGGAACAAGAAAAATTACCGCCCCACTAAGTCTGGGGCGGGAATGACTGAGAAGGGTGTAAAGGCCCACCGCGCTGCAAACCCTGGTTCTAAGTTAAAGACCGCTGTGACCGGTACTGTTAAGAAGGGCAGCAAGGATGCGAAGCGCCGAAAGTCTTATTGCGCTCGTTCTGCGGGGCAGATGAAGAAGTTTCCCAAGGCCGCGAAGGATCCGAACAGCCGTCTTCGTCAGGCTAGAAAAAGGTGGAAGTGCTAATGTTGACTAAAGGCAATAAGAAGAAAGTTAAGAAGATTGTTAAAGGTTTAAAAAAAGCCTCAAAGCTCCACGCGGGGCAGGCCAAAACTCTTAAAACCATGGTTAAGAGAAGTAGTTGAGATGTCTAAAGATGCCCTCCTTGGAATACTCGCGGCAATATCAATCGGGTATTGCGGTTGGCTGGGGGTGCAGGTTGTATCAATTAAAACAAACGTTTCTGTTGTAGCGCATCAAACTGAGCAGATGTGGAACGAATTTTTACAAAGGAGAGCTGGTCTTGACCATGAGCCGATCTCAAATGAAACAGCAAGTATCTACCCCCCCCGGTAAAACGCCGAAGGGTCTTGTATACTACAAGAAGGGTGGCGATGTTTCTGCTAAGTCTAAGGGCAGTAAAATCTGTCCTTCTGGAAAGGCTTGGGCCAAGCGCACCTTTGACACATACCCCTCTGCTTACGCAAACATGGCGGCATCTAAGTACTGCAAAGATCCTAACTATGCTAAAGGCTCCAAGAGCAAGAAGAAGAAAGCGTAATGGGTGAGTTAAAGAAATGGCGAGATCAAAAATGGGTGCGAATAGGTACGGATGGTAGTATCAAGGGTGAGTGCGGAACTTCTAAGAATAAAAAGAACCCTGACCGATGCTTACCTTTGGCTAAAGCACGTTCTCTTTCTAAAGGTGATCGATCTGCGACTGCTAAGAAAAAGAAGGCGGCTGGCAAAAAAGGAAAAACCGTTGTTAGCAATACTAAAAAGGCTAAGGTCAAAGGAGTGAAGCGATGAAAGACTTGAGCGGTGACGGCAAGATCACACAGAAAGACATAATGATTGGACGAGGCGTTATTAAAAAAAGGAACGGTGGAATGATTAAATCTAAAGGCATGGCCGGCGGCGG